TCCTCCTCGCGGCGCTCCTTGGCCTCCCGCTCAGCCTTCTTCTTGGCGTTCGATTTTCCGAAGATGCCGAGCGCGCCGCCGAGCGCCGCGGCCGCCAGCACAGCCCAGCCCGCTGGCCCCGTTGCGACCAGGCCCGCCGTGACGGATGCAGCGCCCAGGCCTACCGCAGCCGAGGCGCCGGCCGCCGCACCCATCAGGCCTGCGCCGACCGTGCCTCCGACGGCGCCGCCGATGATGTTCGCCGCGCCGGCGGCGGTGCCGACCTTGCCGCTGAGGCCCTTCAGGCCGCCGGCCTTGAAGGCGCCAGCCATCTCCTCGATGGCGTTCGACAGCGTACCGGCGAGGCTGAACCAGTTCTTGGTCTTGAAGGCGTTGGCGACCGAGTAGAGCGCGTCCGAGGCGTTGCGGAAGGCGCCCTCGATGCCGCCGTCGACCTCTTCGCGCTGGTTCTTCTCGATGATGCCGAGCTGCTCCATGCGAAGGCGGGCGATCTCGCGTTCGGTCGCCGAGAGGCTCGTGTTGTCGATGACCCGCTGCAGGTCGATCCGCACCTGCTGCTGGGTGAGCCTGAGGATTTCGAGCTCCAGCGTGCGCTGCTCGACGGTGGACTTAGAGACCGACCGGCGGCTGGCCAGCACGTCGCGCTGCAGGTCGATGGCCGCGTCCTGGAGAGAGTTCTGCTCAATCCGAACACGCTGCTCGGCGGCGCGGTCGGCCTGGGCGCGCTCGGCCGTCTGCAGCGCCTCCTGCGCCACGGCCAGTTCCTTCGCCTGAACCAGCGTGCGCTCGCCGTAGAGGATAGCCTCGCGGTTCTGCAGCGCGAGCGTATCCTTGGCTATGGCCTGACGGGTGCTCAGCGCCTCCCGCTCGATGCGGTTCTGTTCGGCGGCGCTGGTGGCGAGGCCGGCCTGGATCTGAGCGGCGGTCTGAGTGCTCTGGGCGAGGCTCTGGCGGTGGTCGAGGTCGCGGCGGGCGATGTCGAGCGCCTGCTCGCGCATCACCAGCTCAGTCTTCGCCTTCGCGGCGGCGTCGACCGACACCAGGGCGATCTCGGCCGCGCTTGCGGTGATCGACTTGTTCGCGACCTGGGCGCGAAGCTGCTCGACGGCGCTCGCCCGCTCGATGCCGATCTGCTCAACCCGGATCCTGGCCAGATCTTCGACATTGCGGGTCAGGGCGGCCTGGGCCTGCAGCGCCTCGTTGGCGGCGGCGTTGATGACCTGGGCGCTGCGGTCCTCGGGGCCCTTGGCGCCGGAGGCGCCCTTCTTCTTGCTCTCGGCGGTGATCGTTAGCTCATCGACCAGAGTGTCCTGGGGTTTGGTCGCCGGGTTCGCCTCGGCCCTCAGCATCGCGAGGCGCTCTTGCAGGGACTTGATGGCTGTCGCGGTGCCGGTGTTCCGCAGTTCCGACAGGTTGTACGCATCCAGCGCCTTGCGCTGTTCCGAAGACAGGCCTGCGGTGTTGTTGCGCGCCCCGGAAATGAGGCTGTCGCCCCGGGCGATCTGACCGCGCAGGACGCCCTCCTGGTCGACGCCGAGGGTCTTCAGCAGCTTGGCGCGGCTCTTTGCCAGCTCCTCTGCCGGGCTGTCTCGAAAGCCGTGACCCCAACCGTTGTCGTTGGCGATTGTCACCAGGCCCGTCAGTTGCTTCTGCGTGTCCTTGATCTCGTCGTGGAGTTGCAGCGCGTTAAGCTCGCGGATCTTGCCAGAAAGGTTCATCACCTTGAGCGTCTGGAGCTCGTAGGCGTCAGCCGCGTCCCGGGCCGCGTCCGCCGACGTGCTGGTAGCGTCCGAAAGGAGCTTGGTAAGCTCGGCGGTCTCCTCCGCCTCGGTTTGCAGGCGGTCCAGCGCGGTTCCCGCGTCCTTCATGGCGGCCTCGACCCGCTTGGCCTCCATGTCGAGGAGGCCGAACACCACGACCACCGCGGCGATGGCGGCGACAACAGGGCCGAAGGTGAGGAGTACGCCGCCCATCGTGGCGCCGATCGACTTGAGCGCCATTGCCAGCGTCGTGCCCTCCATCCGCATCACCGCAAAGCGGTCAGCGATCTGGGGGCCCTGCATCGCCATGATCATCAGGGGATTGGTCGACATGGCGGCCTGGACGCCGATGTCGGCGAACTGGCGAGACAGATCGAGACCCGAGATCTGGGCCTGGCGCATCGACTTGGTGGCCCGCTGGTTGGCGACCACCATGACCTCCTGGCGCTGAGCCACGACCATGGCGGTGCCGGCGGCGGCCTTCTGGGCCGCTGCGACCTCTTTGGTGGCGTCGGCCAGGTTGACTTGGGCGAACTTCGCCGCCGCCGCCGCATCAGCGCCCTTGGCGATGAGCTGGTTGTAGAGGGCCATCCTTTCGGTGGCGGTCCGCACGCCCTGGCTCATTTCCTGAGAGGATCGCGCGAGCGTCGTCGCAGCGACTGCGGCCTGGGTCTGCGCGGCCGCCGCCTTTTGCACCTCAACCGTGTGGGCGCGGACAGCCGGGATCGCCATCTGGAAGCCCGCGGCCTCAGCCCGAAGGGCCTTGTCGGTCGCCATGACCTGAGCGGCCATCTGAGACAGGGAGCTTTGCGCGTTGGCGTGGGCGGCGCCGTAGGTCTGGACGGACCTCGCCGTGGCCCGGTAGCCGGCGTCGGCCTCGACCACGGCCCTCGCCATCTGACGAAGAGAGCTTTCCGCCTTGTCGCCCGAAACCGCCAGGGCTTCGATCTGAGCCTTGGTGGCCTCGGCGCCGGTGGTCCTCCCCGTCTGACGCTGATCCGCCGGGCTTCTTGGGGCCGTTGCTGGCCACGTAGGCCGCATCGAGACGCAGGATCGCCCTGCGCTCCCAGCCCTCAAGCTGGACGCCCTCGTCCTCCTCCCAGGCCCGGATTTCCAGGCGCGAGAGCCGCGAGAGCGCCATGCCCCCGGTGCTCCGGGTGAGGCTGAGGTCGATGAAGTACCGCCACAGGTGCGCCGCCAAGGGCGGGAGCGGCGGCGCTGAGAGGATCTGGCTGGGGGTGCGCCCGGTCATCCGCTGGACGACCTCAAGGTGCTGGCGAAGGGTGGCGCCATCCTCCTGGATAGCGCCAAGCTCGAACTCCGACGCCGCGAAGGCGATCAGCTCGGAGACGAGCCCTTCATAAAATTGGCCATGTCGCTCGACTTCTCAGAGACCTGATTGGCGATGTCGAGGTTCGAGCGGATCAGCTCCAGGGCCAACTCGGGCGTGTAGGGCTCATCGAGGCCGTCCCATCCGACCAGGCGAACGGCGGCGATGCGCTGGCCGAACTCGATGTCATCCTCGACGGTGTCGAACTCGACCGGCTTGCGGCCGCCCGTCTTCTGGGCGACCTCCTTGGTCGCAGCCGCTCGCCGGCGCTCGTTCATCATGGCGTTGACCTTGCGGGTCACCGCGTCCGACTGGCCGCCGAGCACATGCAGGATCACGCCGGTCTCGTTGCCCATGGCGTCGATGAACTCGAACTTGAAGGGAACCTCGCAGGCGGCGCGAGCGTCCAGCGACTTCAGGGAAACGGAGGGTTTGACGGACGCAACGCTGGCCCGGTCGATAAGCATTTGTTCTTCGTGGGTGCGCTCAGCGACGGGCTTGCGAAGGGCAGCGGCGACGGCGGGGTCTTTAGACATGAGTGTTCGCTTTCGGAAAAAAGCAGACCGGCGCGACCGGCCTGTAAAGTTGGGGGGAGGAACGGACCGCCCTGGGGCGGAATAGGTTGATCGACAACGGCTCTTGGTGGCCGCTCAGCGTACAGGCTTAGGCGAAGGCGCTGTCCTGAATGGAGATCGTGGTGGCCAGGCTGTCGCCGGCCGAGGAGAGGTTCTCCAGGGCCGTGAACGGCATGGTCAGGATCAGGCCTTTCTCGCCGTCGTCCTTGGTCGCGCCGCCGAACTTGACGCGCGGCATGACGAAGCTGGTGAAGGGGGCCGCAGCGATGCCCGAGGCGGTCATCGCCACCGCCATCGAGACCTCGTTCTCGTTCAGGAAGAAGTCGCGCATCGTGGCGTCCGCGAAGAAAACGGTCGCCTGCCCGGTGACCTCCACCGTGCCCTGGAAGATGTCGGGGTCGAAGTTGGAGCCGACCACGCCGCCGGGCGCGCTGTAGTTGCCGTTGATGTTGATCGAGACGCCCGTGACGATGCCGACCGGCTGACCGGCGACGATCAGGACGCCGTTCACCGCAGCGAGGATGCCCCCGGTCGACGCCGCCAGAGGCGAGGTGAAGTACGGGGCGCCGGCGCCGCTGTAGGGGACCATGTTCAGGCCCATCACATCGAACTCGACCGTCGCCATCCCGGTGCCCGGAAGCTCGACCTTCATGCCGCCGATCACGCAGTCGGTGAACACTTCGGAGAGATCCAGGTCCACGAAAGCGTGCTCGATGGTGTAGTAGTCGCGCGTCTGGCCGGTGGCCGGGATGGCGATCTTGCGGCCGACCTGGACGCAGGTGACGCTATCGCCCGCAACCTTGGCGCCGCCCGCCGTGCCGTCGAGCGGGATGCACACCATGACCGTCGCGGTGAGCGAGATAATCATCATATGCTTGGCGTTGTTGGCGGTGCCGGTGGTCGCCCAGCCGGACCAGATCACGATGTCGCCGACCCGGAAGCCGTTCGTGAAGTAGGAGAGCGCGGAGCGGGTGAAGGTGACCGTGTTGATCGCACCGATGGTGCCGGTGGTGGCCGCCACGGTGATGATGGCCGTGGTGGTGATCGTCGAGCCGGCGACCGAAGCGCCCCGCAGGACGCTTTCCATGAAAGCCTGATAGCCGCCGACCGACAGCTCACCCGAGATCTGGCCCGAGACCGACCGCACGCCATGGCGGAAGTCGCGGCGCTGCATCGACGGCAGGATTTCCTGCGACGTGTAGCTGGCCTTCTGGAGGTCGATGGTCGAGCGGACCCGACGCAGGTTCTGGGCGAGGGCGTCGCCTGCAGAGGCGACCGTCCCGAGGGCGGACTGGCGCCGGGCGACAATGCGCTTAGAAACGCCGACAGCAATAGGCATCATGATCTCCGATCATTGTTGGGGGAGAAAACGGCTGCCGGGCTGGCAAGGCCGGGTAGATGAACGCCCTAGGCGAACACGTTCGAGTAGAACGGGACCCTGACAGGGAGAACGAAGCGGTCGTCAGCCTCGTTCGAGGGGAGCGCGTTGGCGGTCCCCGAAATGACAGTAGTGACCCCGCCGGTCACAAAGGTTCGCCCCCTCGGGAAGGCCTCTCGGATCGCCTGAGCGGCCGCGTTGGCGGCGCCTGAGCCGGTCTTCATGGGGTAGCGAAGCAGGATCTGGACGAAGCCGACCTCTCGGTAGAAGCCGTCCCCGAAGGTGGGGTTCAGGGGCTCGCCGAACAGGATGTTGACCTGGGCGTGCGGGACGCCGGCGACCGGGACATAGGTCTCGTTCTCGTAGACGCCCTTCACCGAGCCCAGCGCGGCCGCCACGGCGACCTCAAGCTGCTGGCGGATCACCACCAGGCTCATCGGTCGATCTCCAGCGCCACGCGCTCGACGATGCCCTGGAAGTCTGTCTCCAGCAGGCCGACGATGCCGTAGGGCGCCTGACCGGACCAGCCGGTCTCCAGAGCCCAGGCGTAGTCCAGGTTGTTGGTGATGAAGTGGGTGTACTTCTGAGGCTTGAGCGGGATCAGATCGAGGTCATTGACCACCGTGCCCCCGGTCCGCGTGGTGACCTTGGGAGACGGCGATGTGTGGTCGTAGAACCAGTTCGAGACGAACAGGCCCGTGTCGATCGGCGAGCGCATGATGATCCGCTTGCCGCACTCGCGGATGATGCGGTTGATCGCCCGCGCCTGCCGCTCGCCGAGGAACTTGTCGAAGTCGCGGATCTGGGCGCCGAGGCTGGCCATCAGGACGCGCCCCGGATGTTGCACTCGAAGAAGATCGCCGTGCCGGCGGGCGCCAGGGGGGCGACCGAGGTGATCGTGTAGGCAACGCCGTCCGCCAAGGTGACCGTATCCCCGGGGCCAGGGGACGGGCTGAGGGGCGCGCCCGCGAGGGTCAGGCCGGAAAGCAGAAGGCGCTTGTCGCCGATCTGGATCAGGGCGCCGGGATCGTTGCGCTGCCCGCCGCGATCGAAAGAGCCGTACTCCAGGACCACGCCTGACGTGGATTGAACCGTATCCGCGCCGGTCGAGACCGTGCTGGTTGCAGGGTCGTAGACGCCCCCGACGCCTGCGCGGGTCAGAGTGATGGACTGCCCCTTCCCCCCCAGGCTGATCGACCCCAGCAGGCGGGCGGCGGTTGCCCTGGCCTGCGTGTCGTAGGCGCTCATCCCCGCACCAGCCGAACGGCGCTGCCACCAGGAGCGGCGCGCGACAGATAGGGGCGAAGCAGATCGTCGATGGCCTTGTAGCGGACGATCTGGGAGGAGTTGGGGTCGTACTCGACCTCGAGCGGCCCGACCTTTTCTTTCAGCACGCCCCGGGTGAGGTCGGCCGCCAACTCGCTGGAGAGCGCCTTGTAGGCAAGCTCGGCGCACGCCCGCTTGACCTCGACCGGGATGACGGTGTTCCCGACGTAGCCGGGATAGCCCGCGACGCCGCCCTCGCTGTCAGGAACAGGGACCATCGAGCGAGGCCAGTCGAGGGCCTGGTCGGTGAAGGCCCGATAGCCAGCCCAGCGAAGACGGTATTCGCCCGACAGGTAGGTCACCGCGCGTCGCAGGGCCTGTTCCTTGAGCGCGGTCGAGACCAGCGTCCAGTCGGCGTTGCCCTGGTTCGTGTGGTAGGTGTCGGCGTCGGCGACGCTGATGTAGCTCTCCGAGGTGGAGGAGCCGGTCCCGGTCTCAACGATGAGGGCCATGTCAGTCCTCCCGTGTGTCTTCGAGGATTGCCGCGTGGGCCTGGGCCAGCATCAGGAAGCTACCGGCGATGTCTTGGGTGCCCGCGACGATCAAGTGGCCGTCTGGGGTGAGCCCGACCAGGGTCATCGCGCTTAGCCTTCCAATGTTGGCCTGCAGAACCTCGTCCGCCGTGGGCCTGCGGGGCTGCTCGGGGTCCGGCGCGCGGGCCGGGAAGTCGATGACCGCACCCATCAGGCCCGGTCGACGGCGTTTTCGACCAGGTAGGCGTGGGCGCGCACCATCAGGAAGGCGCTTTCCGCGGCGCCGTGCGACCCGGCCACGATCAGTTTGCCGTTATGGCCCTCGCCGATCAGGGTGAGCGAGCGGAGCAGGCCCTTGTTTTCGTCCAGGATCTGATCGCAGTCGATCACCGCGCCGTCGCCGACCGGACCAGTCGGGAATGAGATCACATTGTCGCTCAATGCACTGTCTCCAGGCGAAGGGGGGCCAGAGCCCCCGCGAAGAAGCCGACGCCCTGGGCGCCGCAGGTGAACGCGACGGCCTCATCGAAGCTGTCGGTGGGGTCGCCGTCCGCGTCGAACAGACCGGTGATCGGCAGGACCAAGCCGTTCGAGAGGGTGACCAGGCGCTCCCTTTTCAGGAGCGCCTGAGCCACCAGCATCAGGGGGCGCCGGTGTTGTCGCCGAGCCCCTCATCCGTCGCGGCGGCGATGACGGCGGCCTTGGCAGCCATGCCGGCCTCAAGCGCGGCGATGATTTCCGGCTTCTTGGTGGCGCCGTTGAGGTCGATCTCTTCCTCGATTGCGCGGGCGCGAAGCTCGGCAATCGTCATGCCGTCGAGGCCCGCGGGCTCGGGCGCGCGGTCGGCGCTCTGGTCGGGTGACACAGCCCAGCCGAGGGCGGTGTGGGCGTCGAGGGCGGTCGGGTGGACGCGCATTTTGGCGCCGTCCTTGGCGACAAGGATAAGGGTTTCCGACATGCGGAAGTCTCCGGGATTTTTGGGGGTTACCTGAGATGCGCGACAGGCGGCGCGTAGGACAGAGGGAGCGGACCGGACCCTGAGGCCCGGCCCGCCGCCGACTGTTAGCCCATCAGCGTGGCGATGTGATTGGGCTTGATCGCCTGAGCGCCCCAGGCCAGCCGCACGTGGTACACGAGCTGCATGAACTGGCGGTAGACGGCGATCTCGAAGGTGATGCCGGTCACCGGATCGGTGACGAGCATGGTGTCGTCGGCCATGTCCATGGCCCGACCGTCAGGACCGATCGGCATAGCCGGAGGACGCGCGATCAGCATGAGGGCCGACTTCGAGAAGGCCATGTTCGGCGTGTAGTTGTTGCCGACGGTCAGGGCGTTGGCGGTGGCGATCGTGACCATGGCGCCGGGGGCGCCGAGGACGATGGTGCCGGGGGCCGCGACGCCAGTCTGGACGACGTAGCGGTTGGCGGCATCCGCCGCGAACGTGACGGTGTCGCCCGCCAGGACGGTGCCGGTGCCGGTGACCAGCGCGATAGAGCCGACGCCCGGGGCCGTGGAGCCCGAGGTGACGTAGGAGGCGCCGGTGCCCTTGGTGTGAACCACGGGAGCCAGCGAGTTGTGGACGTCGAAGCCTTCCAGGCGGCCGATGATGCCCTCACGCAGCAGGCTCTCGGTGCCGCTTTCGTTCACCTTGAACAGCACGGACTGCTTGCCGCGCAGGTTGGCGATGGCGGCGGAGCCCAGGACGATTTTCAGGTCGGACTGGGGGGCGCCGTTGTCATCCAGGACGCGGCGGACGTTGGCGATGTCCGCGAGGTCGCCCGCCGTGCCGAACGGAGCGGTGCCGGCGAGGCCGACAGCGCGCGAGGCGTTCCGATAGGCGGCGTTGTGAAGATCGACCTCCATCTCGTTTCCGAGAGCCCGGAAGGCCTGAACGAACTGGTTCAGCAGGATGCCGTTGTAGGAGCCCGCGTTCAGCAGGCCGCGCTGCTCCTCACCGTTCCAGCGGATCGGGGCGTGACGCGACTTGGTGATGGCCATCGAGACGTTGCCGATGGTCTGGTCGCCCGTGTCAGGGGCCGAGACGGCGGCGACGTTGTTGGCGAGCGTCGGGGGCGGAGTGATCGGCACCAGGATCGACTGGTTGAGGGCCGCGCGCTCCGCCGACACGTCGCGCGACGCGGCTGCGATGTAACCGATCTGCTCGCGGCTCACGATGTCGAGAGCCTCGTAGATGGTCGGGGTCAGGTTCGTCAGAGTATTGGGCATAGTAATAGCCTTTCAGGGCTGGAGGGGTTGCTTTGGGGGGATGGTTTCTTGGGTCATCCGACCCGAAGCGCCTCCAGCCCATCCGGGCCGTCGGAACGCCGTAACTTGTAGTTCTGAGGTTAGGACTAGCCCTCGGTGAGGGTGTAGCCTTCCTTCATCTTGGCGGCTCGATCAGCGGGTGTGAGCTTCTCGAACGCCGAGCGCGCCAGGGTTTTTCCGCCGGTTCCGGCAGCGCCGCCTTGGGCGCCGCCGCCAGCAGCGATCGACCCCTTGAGGATGCTGTCCTTGTGGGGGTAGCCGTTCACCAGCTCGATCAGCGCCTCGTCGAAGCCTGCCGGCTCGCCGCTGGTGTTGAAGATTTTCGTGCCGTCAGGGCGCGTCGCCACGACCTTGCCGTCCTCGATCTTGAAGGCGCCGCCGAACGTCGCCTGCACCATGTCGACAGGGACAGCGATCTTCTCAGCGATGTACTTCGACCGCTGGAAGGCGCCGCCGATCTTCTCCTGGTGAAGCTGCTGGGCGAGGCTCTCGTTCAGGGCGGTGGCCGCTGCGATCTGATCGGCGGCGACCTTGGCTGCGGCGGCCACGGTGGCCTCTGCGGCCCTCATGGCGCCGATGCGGACCTCTTCCGCCTTGCCCGCCGTCAGCAGGGTGCCAGCGTCGATGTCGGCGACCGTCTGCAGGGCCGCCAGGGCGGCTGCGGGGTCGGTGATGCCCTCGTAGGCCTTGAGGGCGGTTTCAGCCGCTGTCTTGGCCGCTCGGTGGCTGGCGTTCTCGGCCGTCAGGCCCACGACGCGCGTGTAGAGGTGGCCGCCGTCAAGGAGGAGATCCTTGCCTGCCACATCGTCGAAGTAGACCACCTTGCCTTCTTGCAGCACCGCGTGGCCGGCTTCGTCCAGCTTGAGGGTAATCGCCATTTGTCAGGTCTCTCTGGGCATCTGCCCGTCAGGGGCCATCAGGCCCGGTCACCGCGGCCCATCTGGGTCCGCGGCTACGTCAGGAGCGCGAGCGCCCCTGGTAGGGGGTGTCAGGCCTCAGGGGCCTTGGGGTCGTCTTCGTCGTCGCCATCATCTTCCTCGTCGGCCTCCTTGGGAGGCTGTCCGGGCGCTGGCGGCTTGACCTTGGGGGGCTGAGCCCTGATCGCCGCAATCTCGGCCTCAGGGTCGATGTCGGATGAAAGCGTGCCGCGCCGCTGCAGTTCGGTGATGGCGGTCCGGGTGGAGATGACCTCGGCGGCCTCGGCCGTCAGGACCAGGTTGCCGGAGGCGTCGGTCAGCAGGCTGGCGCCGAAATCCTTGAACAGGGTCAGGTCGCCGGCGTCGCCCAGCGAGGCGTAGTCGGCCATCAGTTGCAGCGCCTGGTCGAGGCCGTTCTCGAAG